TTATTATATATTTGTTAGGATTGTTTATTATTACTTTCATTGTATGATATTTGTTTAATTTAAGGGTTTCCATTAACTTGGTTATACTTTCATAAACAATATTATTTTCAATGTCTATAACTTTAGTATTTTTCTTAGAACTTTCACCAACTTCAATAATATCCCCCTTCTCCCAACTTTCAGTTTCTTGCATTATACTTTTGTTGTATTTTAAAGGGTATATTTTATTTAGTTTTTGAATCCATTCAAATTCTAAATCATCAAAATAATCTAAAATTTTCATTCTAAAATCTTTATCATAATCTCTTTTATGACAATATAATCTTGATTTAGGTATTGATGATTTTCCAACATAAACTATATTATCTTTTACATCTAATAAACCATAAATATAAACTCTCATATTAACATATTTTTATATATTTATTATACATATATAAAAAAACTAATAAATTATACCTTCACCACAATTTTCTTTATCTTCTTTGTAAGGACAATACATACAATTAAATTTACTTACGGATTTAGGATATTCAGCTTCCTTAATATCTCCGTTTGTATTAAAACAATCTCTTATAAAGTCATCAATAGCACTTTTAGCTCTACCAATTTTAATTTTGCCACTTGGTGGTGAAAATGTTTGAACTCTATATGCTTGATGAGGTGACATTAACTTTTCATCATCCATATCCATTACTTTTCTCTTAACAATAAAAAATTCAACTTCGATATCATCTAAAGGAACATTATATTGAGTTGAAAAGAAAGTTTTATATAGTAATATTTGAAATTGTTTATCTTCATTCTTTTTATCTTTATCTCCCCAACCACGAGTACTGGTTTTAATATCGATTATACGGAATTTATTTGTAGGTTCATGGTACATTACAACATCCAAGAATCCCATGTATAGTACGTTGTTATACATTTTATTTGGTGCAAGTACAATAGGTATCTCACAACCAACTAAAGACCAACCACGTTTTGAAAAGTATCTAGCTTTTCGTTTTTTAAGCCAATTAAGAATTGCAACTCCATCTTCATAGAATTCTCTCATTTCTTCAGCTGATGAAAAGTGAGAACCATTATTTGCCTTATATTGTTTTTGATATTCATTAATAAAATTAGCTTGGAATGTGTCTTCCATGTTAATTTGATCAGCTACTGTAGTAGAAGTATTATACATTGTATCCAAATAGGATTGGATTGATTCATGTATAGCAGTCCCAAATACTGTATGAATTGATGATGTAAAACGTTTTATTTTGTCTTTATATTGAAGTTTCCATCTATGAGCACAGTTTCTATAAATAGACATCTGTGAATATGAAATATTCTTTTGATAAGCAAAATTTACCTCAGTGGGAGGGTTGTTTTGAATTTCTCTTACTATTTTAGGTAATTTTTTTGCCAAAATATAATTATTTCCATTGTCCTCTAAGGACTAATTGTGCTATAATACCGTAATTTGATATGTCTATAAAACTATCAATCATAGGTTCACTTTTTACATAGGCATCTCCTTTTCGTTTTAGGAGATTTTTTAAACGGTTGATTTTGTCATTACAACGTAACCAAATCCCCATCATAGAAAAATCAACATCTTCTTTTTCAGTTAAATCAGAACCTAAAGCAATATTACCTAAACCATAATCCATCATTTTAGAAGAAAATAAAACATATTGTTCGGTTTGAATTTCTCTAAATGCTTTAGCTAATTCAGGATATGTTTTTTCAAAATCCTTTATGCTACGATCTTGATGAGATTTTAAATCCATAATTTCTAAATTATTCATATCCTCATATTTTGTTACTGAATCACTCATAGTTATAAAGTATCAAAATACATTGATAGTGCATCTAATCTATCATCAGCATCAATTAACATTTTTAAAGCATCCTCAGCATTACTATAAAAATCATTTGTTGAGTGATCTCCAATACCTGCTGGATTTTCTGATAGTAAATTTAATGTTAACATAGCTTTTGCTCTATCAGCTTCAGCTGAAGTTTTTAACATTTTAAATAAATGTGGGTTTAATGGTGTTGTCATTTTAATAGTGTTTTAATTTCTTTTTTATCAATACCTCTTTGAGTCAATATACGAAGAACTTCGTCATTTCCCAAAAATTCTAAATATTCTTTTACCTCTTTACTTGAACACATCCAATATTCTTTTAAATGGTTAATCAAATCAGTATTACGTTGTTTAATAGAAGATTTAATATATTTACTCCATTTATTATTTTTAGGAATAAATTCTCTATAAATTGAATAAATTTCTTTTTTGTTTTGAGGTGGTAATTTTTGAACCTCGTTTACTAATTCTAAAAAGTCTTCGTTTTGACTTAGAAAACGGTGTACCATATAACTGTTCCAAACCTCCCAATCCTTCTCAGTGAAGGAATTGGGATCAGATTTGGTAGTATTGATTTCCTTTAACCAATCAAAGACATTTTTCATTAGCACAATTCGTCAGCTAATTCTTCTCTTAATTCAGGTGGTAAACCTTCTCCTAAAATTTTATTATTTGTAGGATCGAAAAATACTGGAATAGGCATGATCGCATCATTTTCTGTTCCTGCAATAAATTTAGAGATTTTTCTAAGAATTACTCCTGATTGAAATAAGCTACTTCCTTCTGAGTTTTTAATACCTGTAGTTGATTTTAAATCAATGTTAAGCTGTGGTTGTTGTGGTTTTTCCATTTTTTATTTATTATTTATTAAATTTTGAATTAATGACATTAGACAAATTTCTTTATCTATTCTAAAATTTGCTTTGTATTGATGATCATTTATAAGAATAGCTACTGTACCCTCTTTACCAGGCATATAGTTACTTGATTCTTCGTATAATGCTCTATACATTTCCTCAAAATCATCAGTATTCGAATCAGCAATGATTTGACGAATATTTTTAAATGAGGGTTTAGGTGTTTGTAACTCTGCGAGTACCTTACCAATATAATTTGATGATACAAGTATATTAGAATCTAATTCAATTGTATTATCTACCGTAGATAACTGCAAAGTATTAATACATTTACGTAAGTCTGGATAGTATTGGTTTACTATAATTTTAAGGTCTTCTACAGTATATTTTATACTTTCTAATGCTAAAATACCAGCTAAATGTTTAGCAACATCACTTTTAGTAGGTGGAACTATTTTAAGAACCTGACATCTTGATTGTAATGGATCAATAATACGCTCAACAAAATTACAAGTCATGATAAAACGAGTAGTACGTGAAAACGTTTCAATAATATTACGTAAAGATGCTTGTGCCTGAATTGTCAAGAAATCCGCTTCATCTAAAATAACAACCTTTAAAGGTTTAAATGAAGCTACACTTGCAAAACCAGTTACTTTTTCTCTAATAGTTTCAATACCTCTTTCATCCGAGGCATTGATATAAAGGTGGTCGCAGTCTAAATTATTGATTATAATTTTAGCTAATGTGGTTTTACCTGTACCTGCGGGACCATAGAATATAAGATTTTGAATATCATTTTGTGTTAAGTATTGTGCTATAACTTTTTTGATATTCTCATTACCTACATAACCTTCTAAATTATCAGGGCGATATTTTTCTACTAATAAACTATGTTCTTTCATCTAGTATTCACCGTAAATTGAAAATTTCTGTTCTTTTGGTTTTTCTATTTCTTTCTCTTCAGATGAAATAGCAAATAACTCACCTTTTAAAGGTGCTAATCTATATTCACCTCTAAATCCTGTTTTAGTCATATAAGCTTCTAACGTATCAGTTAATGTCTTATGTACTGGACCATCAGGTTCATTAGCAATTAAACGCCACTTATCACCAGGTGGAACACGACGAGCGATTAGAATGTTATGTTCTATAATTTGTGTATCTTCTTTTTTCATAGTATAAATGTACGAAAATTAAGTGGGGAGGACAAGCCTCCCCACATATTTTTACTTCTTGCTCTCAGTAACCGAAGCTTTGTTATATGCTGAGATTAATTTTTTGATACCACTTAATGCTTTTCTAGCACGTTGAGCTGATGCTTTTGTAGTACCTGCATGTTCATCTTGAAATTGGGTGTATAACCCTTCAATTTGTTCGAATAATTGTTGTTTTTCCATTTTTAATTTAAATTTGATTAATAATCCATTCCAGCACCTTGAGAAGCATTTGATTGAAGCATTCTCATTCTTTCTTCAGCACTTTTATCTTGAGTAATAGTACATTCAGTTAATAAAATAGTTCCAGCAATTGAAGCAGCATTTTCTAAAGCTAATCTTGTTACTTTAGTTGGGTCAATAATACCTCTTTCTTTAAAGTTAACAATTTCTCCTGATTCTACATCAACACCATTCCAATTATTACCTGATTCTAATACTTTATATTTTCCTAAAATTGCAGTTTGGGCAATATCGTAACCAGCATTAATTAAAATCTGTTCAAATGGTTTTGAACAAGCTTTAGCTACAATACTGTGACCTTTTTTACTAAGATCTAGACCTTGAGAAGCAACTAATAAAGCAACACCTCCACCTGGTAGAATCCCTTCTGCGATAGCAGCTTTTGTAGCATGTAAAGCATCATCAACTCTATCTTTTTTCTCCAACATTTCAGTTTCAGTGTTACCACCAACATGAATAATTGCAACTCCACCTACAAATTTAGCAAGTCTATTTTGCAATTGTTCTGTTTCGTAAGGAGTTGTTGATTTTTCTAATTGGTTTTGTAATTCTTCAATTCTTGAAGTAATTCTTTCAACATCACCTTTACCATCAACAATAGTTGTTTGATCTTTAGTAATTGTAGCTTTTCTAGCTGAACCAAACCAAGCCCAATCAAAACGGTCAAGTTTCATCCCTTTTTCTTTAGAAAATACTTGACCACCTGTTGTGATAGCAATATCTTCTAAGATAAGTTTTCTACGATCTCCAAAATCTGGGGCTTTAACAGCACAAACATTAATTGTACCTCTCATTTTATTAACAATAAGTGTAGCAAGAGCTTCATTGTCAATATCTTCAGCAATAATTAATAATGATTTACCTTGAGCTGAAACAGCTTCTAAGATTGGAAGTAATTCTTTTACTGTATTTAATCTAGTATCTAAGATTAAGATAGCTGGGTTTTCTAGTACAGATGACATTGAGTTATTATCTGTAACAAAGTAAGGGGATTTATAACCTCTATCAAATTGCATTCCTTCAACTGTTTCAAGATAAGTATCTCCAGTTTTAGATTCTTCAATATGAACAACACCTTCTAGACCTACTTTTTCAATTGCAGAAGCAATTAATTTACCAGTTTCTAAATCATTGTTTGCAGAAATTGAGGCAATCTGTTCTAATTGACCTTCATCTGAAATATCTTCTGAAAGATTGTTTCTAAGATTAGAGATAACGATTTTAACTGCGTCATCAATTTCTCTTTTAATTTTAACTGCATTTTCACCATTATCAAGGCTATTTAAACCTGCTTTAATGATTTCGCGTGCTAATAAAGTTGAAGTTGTAGTTCCATCTCCTGCTTTATTAGCTGTATTAATAGCTGCTTGTTTAAGCAATAACACCCCTAATTCTTCACTTGGGTTGTCTAAAACTATAGATTTAGCTACTGTAACACCATCTTTTGTTGATTGAGGAACTTCTCCATTACCTCTAAAAATTACAACATTACGACCATTAGGACCTAATGTTGAAACTACAGCATCAGCTAATTTATCAATACCTCGTACTAGATTGGTTCTAGCGTTTTTACCGAATTCTATTTTTCTTTCCATAAATTTTATTTTTCTTCTTGTGTTACTTTAGCTAAAATCTGGTTTTCAGGTCCAACATAGTATTCTTCTCCTTGAAATGGTAATTTTGTAAATCCCATTGTAGGTAATACTACTCTATCTCCTACTTTTAACACTGTTGGAATAAAATCACCTGTAAAAGTTGGTTTTCCTGGGCCTACAGCAATTATTTCGGCATACTCATTTTTGTCTTTCCCCATATCTGGAACGATAATATTCCCGTAAACGGTTTCTTCGCTCTCAATGGGCTTAACGATAACTGCATCAAATAGTGCTTCTAATTTCATTTGTATAATCTTTAATTTGGTTACTAATTGTTTGATAATTGTCAATGTACTCTTTTAAACTGTTAAAATCTTCTAAATTTGATTTTAGATCTGCTATTTTATTAATAGCGGGACCTAAATTAGAGAAGTAATATAAAGACTTTTCATATGTCTTGCTTTTACCTTTAGATCTAAAGTGATCAGAATCTGATTCGATTACTTGTTTAATGGTAAAACTATATTCATCTCTTGTGATGAAAAAAGGTTCTAACAAAGGATCTCTAATTACTTGAATTGATTTTCTACGTGTTGTCATCTATAACTAATTTTTTAAGTGTACGTAAATGTACGAATAACTTTGTGCTGGAGCACGTTTTTTTTGCAATTACTATTACTTTATTTTTAAAGTTTTAGGTTTTGCTGACTCGGAAATTGGAACAAAGATTTCTAATAAACCATTTTCCAGTTTAGCTTCAGCTTCTGGAAGATTAAATTTAGATGAAATTTTATAAGATAAATTAAAGGATTTTTTAGATAATCCTCTATGGATGGTACCAGGATGTAGATCTTCTTCTGGTTTATTATAACTAATTGTTAGAATATCGTCTTCGATATCTATTTTTACATCACTTTTAGTAAGACCGGTGCAAGCTATTTCAAAAAATAGTCCTGTTTCGTCGTAAAAAATGTTTAAGGGGTGGGGTTGTTTTGTTGTTTTGGCAGAGCCGAATCCACTTGTTGGGAAAAATGCATTGTGGAATAGAATGTCAAATTCATTAAAGTTTGTACTCATATCGATTTACGTTTATGCGTCCTAAGATCGCGTTTATAATTTAATTAAAATATAACTTGTGCTCCAGCTACTAGTTATTTTATGATACATATATAGGATATAAGGAAAAGTCAATTTTTTATTCATTTCTTAAAATATAATATATGCTAATAATTCCTTCACCTTCAAATTCTAGTTTTAATAATCCTTTTTCAGATAATTTAAGTGAAGCTGAGGTCATATCTTTATTAGCATTAAAAATATCTTTAATTACATTTGAATCGAATGGAATTATTAAATTATCTTTAGTTATTTTACCTTGAATTTTATAAGTAATTTTATTTGAATAACCTGATATATCACCAAATATAAATTCACAAATTTGATTACCATCAATATCTAATTTAGTAGTAATTTGCATATTCTGAGATTCAGGTAATGCACTTTTAGCTTTAATAATATGACCTATATCAGATTGGTCTAATTCTAATTCAACTTCGAATGAATCAGGATCACTCACCCATTGTGCTTTTCCTATTGTTAATGAATCAGCTAAGGTATAAGTTAAATCAAAATTAGCATCAGCAATATCTAAAATAGTATATAATTCCTTTCTACCTTGTAACGATAACATTAAATCACCATTAGTAATAGATAACAATTTAGTTAATTTATCAGTATCAAAGATACCTAATTCACTATCTTGTAGTGGGAAATTATCAAGAACAACTTTACATGCTCTACCCCCTTCACTAGCAAAAATAGTTAATGTATTATCTTTAATTCTCCATTTTACTCGATTATGACGTCCACCTAAATGGTATTTTGAAATAACGCTCTGTAATATATTTTTATTTATCATAACTGTAATATAATATTTCTTTTTTAAACTTCAAAAAAATCAAATGCTTTCTTATAAGGATTTAAATCTAAACTCCATTCTAAATCACTAAAAAAACCTTCTAATTTATTTAATAATATAGAATCAAATATTTTTTGTCTATCAGCATATTTAAGTAAAAATTCATTTATTTTATCAGGCATATCATAATCAAAGAATGCTAATGCTTCAATTTTATATGGATTATCTTTTAAATAAATCCATTTTACTTTATCTGCCTGAGTAATATAATTATGTTTTTTATCTAATTGCCATAATCTTAATAAATCATTATAACGAATAGTTGCTCTAACAGATGCAGGTGCACCTTTAAGAATTTCAGTAAACATTTCTCCTGCTCGAGCATTTTTACCTGAATATTTTTCTAGTTTTTTAACAGCAGTAGGATTACCTAACCTGTTAAGTGGAATGGTATTATCTAAGATTTGTTTTTTAAATACTTTAATTTGTTCTAAAATATGATTGTGTGTAGCACCTTTTAGAACTTGTTTTAAAATATCATTAAAGAATTCTCCTAAGATAGGTGGAAAATTAGCTTTCATAAACTCTAAACCTTTAATATCTAAAGTTTCTTTAGCAATACCCTCTTGTTTAGTAATCCATTGAGCATATCTTCTTGTAGCTCTAAAATAAGCTGAACGAATAACACATTCGGTTTTCATTTCAAGACGATGCTCATCAACATTAAAACATTCTTTAGCTAAAATGTTATAATGATTGGTAATGATATCTTGATACTTAAGTGCTACCTTTTCTAAAATATCATCTTTTTCAGCATCACTAAATTCTGCAAAATTAGGATAAAGATGAAGTAGTAGGGGTTCTGCATTAAAGTAGTTACTATCTGTATCCACATAAGCACAGTAGTTGATATCATCAGGATCACAAATCCACCAAGGGGTTTCTTCTAAATGTTTCATTAAAATCTACTATCTTCTCCAGGTACTGTTATTATACCACAATCTTTTTCTCCACGTGAAGTTAAAAGTGCTTCAGCTGGTTTGATGTGATAAGATACACCCTTTATTTTAAATTCCCCACCTTGATGAAGCATTTTTCTAAAGAAGTTTTCTTGAATATCATTCCAACCTCGACTAATTTCAATTAATTCATCTTTAGGTATTCTTTGACCATCAACTATGATAGTTGTTTCTTTACGGATTGCTTGTGCTGATAATGCCATTATATCTCTAATTTAATTTCGTTTCTAATTACTTTGTTCATATGCCTATTAGCACATAAAGCTGATTCTTGAATAATTCTGTGTCCTGATAAAGTAATAGCTTCACTTAATATAGCAAGATTCATTCCATATCTAAATGAAGGTAATGCTGTAGCTCCATATAAACTATTTAATAGAATTTTCATTGTGTATTGCATTAAATGATTATATTCACCTTTTTCTTTATCTCCTGCTTTATAAGCAGTTTTCATTCTGTTTTTATATAATACTCTTTCTTCAAACCATTTTTTCAAAATAGTAGATAAAACTGATTCTTTATCTGTTCTAAACATTGAACCATTAGCGGCAACCGCTAAATTTTGAGATTCAATAATACCTACAAGTACTCCTGCTTCAACATTAGTTTGTTTACGTTTAGCATTTTCGACTAATAATAATTCTTTAGGATCTTTAGCCTTTAAATCGTTAAGTCCCAATCTATTATTACGATCATCAGCATCTATAATACGTCCTATGAAAGTTTCTTTACCTATGTTAACTGACATTATAATAGATGGATACAATGATGTTAAATCTTCATCAAACATATATTTGTATAATCCTGCTTTAGGACAAAATAGGTAACCACCAGCATAATTATCTTTCTTTTGTGGATTTATCTCCTTAGGAGGAGGTATAATACCTTGAGATAAAAGATAAGCTGAAATTGCTCCATCTTGGGTTTTACTGTTTGAATAAACCTCACAATAGTTATGTTTTCCCTTATGTGATAAGTTTTTAGTTAAAGCAATATATTGAAGTTTTTCATCTAATAATTTTAAGATATTAACATCCATAAAGTTATATTCTATAAATTTATGAATATCGTTTTCAAATAATTGATCTAGATTACCTTCAAATTCTACTTTATTTACTCCAGCATATTTTTTACCAATAGCATCTAATTTCCAACTGGGTTCATCTTTCCAACTATATTTTTTATGTAACAACATATAATCTAAAGATTCAACTCCAATAATATCTATAAATTGACTTTGTTTATAAAAGAACTTACTATATTTTTTAGAATTAACAGTACCAAGTGGTGATAATTGATCAGCCCATTCCTTACCTATTGTATTACACATTCTATAATACAAATAAGGAATATCAAAATAATCACTGTTATAACCTATTAAAATATCTGGGTCTATGTTTCGAATAGCTTCAATAAATTTAGCTAACAATTCATGTTCAGTTTTACAAGGTATAATTTCTTTGTTTCTAGCTTTAGTATGTTGTAATTGACCTTTTCTATCTAAAATTAAAATATGCCAAGTATCAGGTGTTTTATCCCACCAAGCTATTGAAGTAATAGGCATTGGTGCACTTTCAATATAATCTTCAGTTAATGCTCCTCCAATTTCACACTCAATATCAAAAAATACCTCTCTATGTCCTGTAGAAGGTTCATCATTAATACCATAACGTTCAACTAAAAATTTTTGTTCGATAGGCATATCATGAAAATGCAAACCAGGAGTATTTTTATGAGAATAATCAGGATTTTTAGAGAAAAACCACTTAGATACAGGTTTTAGAAACTCTCCATTTAAACCTCTATTTGAGTGCTCTTCCTCTGAACATTCCTGATATGCTATGTTATTATAAGGGATTATTTGATGCCCCTTTTGGTCATCCCAAAGGTGCATCTCATAATAATTTTCCCCTAATTTTTTACCTGGATAGCATTTTTTATACATCTACTTTATTCTATTAAAGTTGTTTAATTGTTCTTCTGTAAAGAATTTAGATAAATCAGGTCTAAAATAATTTACATTTTTCATTACTTTTTTGTCTCTTGTTCTATAAACAATGTAATAAGGTCCAACTTTTTCGTAATGACACGCTTCACCCTGTTCGATGCTTCTTTTATCGACTGTTGCTTGAGCTTCTTCTTCTGTTTTGCAAGCTTTAGACAAATTTGACGCTTGAACCTCTTGATATGCTGGCCATACCTTATCCTTAATGCCATGTAACATAGCACCGTTCCCAACGGCAACATAAGTAATATCACACAAAGCGTCCAAAATCTCAACGATGTCTCCTCCTTCGCAAGCTTCTCGATATTCTTCAAGTTCTTCAAGGACGAAATTGTATACAAACTCCCATTCTTTTCGTTCGGGGATAATTGGTTCATAATTATTTGGTTTACCCATTACGGCGTTAAATTCTTCTACTTCAGAAATAAAGGGAACATAATCTTTTCTATTAAGATTGATTACTTTATCTGGGTAATCACCTTTAGTTGCTAGGTACTCAAGGACTTTAATATCTTCTTTAGTCATAAAAGCAACATTAGATGCTATTTTACGAGTTAAAGCATAAACCTCTTTTTCTTGAGATACTCCTCTCATACTTTCTCTACTCATTTCCTAAAATTTTCAAGATTTTAGATTTAACTACTTTTTCTACTGAGAAATTAGAATCACCTTCAAATTCTTTGTAAATTTTAGCCTCAGCATCAGTTGCTGAAAAGGCACTAACTAAGTATTTTTCAATTACTTTTTGAACTCTACCACGTTCATTTTCAAATTCCATTTTTACGTCTACTTGCCAATACATAATTTTTATCTTTATTTATTATTTAATTTATAATCTTGAATAGGGCTACTATCTTTTCTTTCCCAAGGGTATATTATCCACTCATCACCATCGTGCGTTACTGCGCATATACTTGGCGTATAACACGCGGTATGGGGTTTGTGGTGAAGTACGGCAGTATAACAACCTACTGTATTTTTTAATGTTTCTCCAGTATCACAAATATCGTCTATTACTAAAGTATTAGGTAACATTACATCTGACCATGGTAAACCTAATTTGTGTGATACCATTACTGCCGGAATAAGTCCACCACGTTTTAAACCAAATACTGAATCAATGTTTGGTTTTTCAGTAATAATTTTTTCACATAAGATGTCAACTAAATCATTAACATCATCCCAGCTTAAATAAATTTTATTA